CCCTGCCAGCTTTCCTTCATGATTAGCACTATCGTGAGCAAGCTGGCAAGCGAAAGTAGGTACAGTGTAACGCTCATTTATTTTCTCCACTACCTTGTTAATAGTTTTTTCGCTAACACCGCAGCGAAGATCTTTGATTAGGATACGGCGATACCAGTCATTCCATTCGGTTGCGGTTGCCATCTCCATTGCTTTGAGTGTTAGTTCTCTGGCATAGTTACCTGTTGCTGTTCGTGTACTTAGTTGGCGACACAGTTCAAGAAATAGTTCGCGAGGCAAACCGCTTCCGGTACTATCCTTTTTCTCGGGCACTTGTTTTAGACCAAATGTTACCATTGGATCTAGTGCCAGACGACAGCCTTCAAAAAAGAAATCGTTACCGTGTGTGGCAACGACCTTGATAACTGCTTCTTTGGCTAGACGACTATTGTCTGCTTCTAGCTCTTGAATTACTTCCCATGGTTCACGCATAGTTTTTCCTTACCAACTTGAATTATAGAAAACTTTTAGACCGCTAAACAGTTCAGCACGAGCCTGCTTAACAAAATCTAAATCCTGTTGCTTGTAGTAATTGTCACTGTCGTCGCCAAAGAAGAATCCCGATGTTGACGGTAGTAGGTTATTTTGAATGTCATGTTCTAACTGATCAATATCTGCCCAGGTCAGTTCTAGCTCTACGCCGTTGAACATAGGATCCGTAGTAGGATCGGTGTTGCGACTATGCCACAGTTGTTCCATCCAACCATGTAGGTTAGGATGCTTGCGCCAATAGGCAAGCTCTCTTTGATTGTTGCTGTTCCAATCCATATTAGGCTTGGCGGCAGCATAAGCATACATATCAAGACCCATTTTCTATCTCCCTAACGTGTTTGCATTCACCGCGGTACTTGTAACCCGGACAAGTACAATTATACGCTGAGCCATCTTTAGTTACAAGATATCGATTGCCATGGCTACCAGTAAATTCCCAAGTCAATTTTGGTTCTACTGCTTCGTCCTCAGCGTTGAAATTCCAAATATTAGGCACAGTGATAAAGGTACGGCCACGGGTATTAATGCGTATAGGACGCTTAAATTGGAATACGTCAAGAGATCCGCGGGTGACATAAGCATACATCTTCTCCTTACTATCGTTCATAAAGTACACATGGTTGGCATCAGAGCCATCGGACCATTCGGTTGTTTCGTATAGTACTTGCATAATATATCCTTAATTACAAATTATTTGCAAATTACCTTATATTCTTTTTTATTTTTTTCTTCGGCTAAATTTAAAAATTGCCAATGATAAGGGTCAGTTTTATGCGATATGAATTTATTTTTCATTGCATCAAATTCTAATATTCTAACAGTTGAATAAATTTCTTTACCACAATCCACTTGAATAGTATAAATGAGCCAGTTTACTTCGCGATATAATTGAAGCGGTTCTTTAAAAACACGCTCTCCGTGTTTGTTGCAGCACTGCCCACGATCCAATAAAGATGTTTTTGTAAGCAATTCTACTGTTTTTTGATCTTTACTAATGTTTCTAATAGTTGCTAAATCAACATAAAAAGTACGACTTCCATCATACCCATTTTCATGATGGAATACGTTTTCATCTAATATCCAAACCAATTGTCTAGGCGATACACTAGGTTTGAAAACACTGTATCCAGCGAAGACAAGTAGGCATATCAGTAAAGTACATCCAACAACTTTGCCTATTTTGGTTAACATTATAGCTCCTAATTAATTACTATATCAATATTATAGCAAAATGGGCCTTTTTGGTCAACCAAAATAGTTGCTTAAATGTTAATTGCTTCTTTGTTAACAGCAAAGCGATACAGTGCTTCGCACTCACGAATGAAGTCACCGCCCACATCCATGCTCACAAAGTTGTCGCCTTGCATGCCTTGTTCGCTGTAAGAGATATCTTCAACAGCCTCATCGCTAAAGCCCAAGGTCTTCATGCATTCACGGAAACCCGACATCCAGGCTGAGTCTGTGTAGATCAGGCCGTCTTTATCGGTATCCCATTCCGCAGGATCAAAGTAGGCACGGAGTTCACCAAATTCGCCGTCGTCGTCAAGGTATGCTAGACGCACACGATTGATGCTTACGAACTTCTCAGTTGCGCTCCAGTAGCCACGCCCGTTAGTTTGTGTACGGAAATTTACAGTTTGATCAAACATTGGCAGTCTCCAATTCAAGAATCTGGACCATAAGTTTACGACGCTGGTCATCGATGAAACGGTTAGTTACTTCGTCAAAGCAGCCAGCCTGCTCGTCCAACATGAAAAGTTCTTCGTACAGGCAATCAATTAAAGTTTGGTCTTCCATTATGCTGCCTCCAAGTCATGATAGTTCATAACAGCAGTATTGAACTGCTCCAGTGCTTCGTAGTATTCAGTTTCGTGGAACTTGAGACTCTTCTTGTAGATGCCTGTGCCAATTTCCAGTTCGTAAACGTAATCACAGTGACGCCAAAGTACCACACGCTCGCCGCGGCCGTTGCGGCCATCTGCAATAAATTGGATACTCATTATGCAATCTCCTTACCGTCGGAACTAACCAGAACCATCTCTTCGCTTTCACGCTTGTCCATCATTTCGCTCAGGATAAACTTGGCAATGTTGATGTTCTTGCGAGCTTGATCGGTTGCCTGCTTGTTACCGAAAGTCATCAGTTCTTGTGCATCGCTGAGCACACCCATTGCGACCATTTCCAAGCCACTCAGTCGGGCAGTGATTGATCGCATATACTGGTCACGAATATCTTGTGTGGACATACCGTAGCAGTTTTTTTCGAATTCTGTCATTTTGTGCTCCTTATTAGTTACTGTACATACAGTATAGCAAAATGGACCTTTTTGGTCTACCAAAAAAATGTTGCTAAATTAGCAATGGTGATTGTCGTTGTCGTTGTGGGCATAATAGCCCCAAACAGCAAGTATTGCAAAAACGATAACAATCCAAATCATAACAATTCCTTAAGTTTTTCTAATTGTAACAAATACTGTCTTTTTGGTCAACAAAAAAGCCCTTGCGGGCTTTTGTTGCTACTTTTGCAATGTTAACAAAAAATTAACGATTTGCGATGTACATTGTGATTTCAAAACCAAAACGCATATCCTGAGCTGCTGGTGTGGTCCATGCCATGTTATTTCTCCTTGATTAAAATTAACATACTGCAACAGTATGTATCACAATTATACCCTATGTTGCGGTGCATTTGTATCCATACAGTCATGATTTTGTACTACGCAAATTCATTAGCGAGTTTGGTCACCCAAAATCTTGTATCCCTTATATGTAGGATGCACTCCGTCGCTGCTGATATTGCTTTCCGGTCTTGGAATCACAGTGTCCCCAAACTCTGCAGCCACTAGACGTACCGCCTCAACTTGGCGTGGCTTCAATCGTTGACTAGGCAGCAACCAAAACACTCTATCAGCTTGAGCATTGGTTCTCAACGATCTAACATGCCCTTCAGTATTGATTCCTAGGTCATTTGCACCCAAACTAATGATTAGTGTTTTGGTTGGCTTTAGTTTATGCAAATGCCTTTTGTTCCAGTCATTGGAATTAATACCGCTTTTTGCAATGGCCTGACACTCAGGACGAACTTGACTTACACCAACAGCAATACTGTCACCTACGATTAAGCATTCTAACATGTTATACCTTGAAAAGTTTTTGCCCTAGTGGGCTAACAGGGGGTTCCGGAAATGTCTTGTTATTTGTGAGTTCTTCTACTCTCATTAATAACTGTTTGGCCAATCCATGCTTACGATACATAGGCTGAACAAAAATATATTCAACAGCACCCGTGGGCTTGAATCGCACAAATCCCAACGTGGTGTTGGAGTTTGTGAAAAGTACGACACCGTCTGTTACAACAGTGTCGTATTTTACATCAATTGTTTTGTTCTGCTCGGTAAGCATCAAGAGTTTTCTTGAACTTGCCAGCGTGGCTGCGTTCTGCCTTGGCCAGTGTTTCAAACCAGTCTGCAATTTCATCAAAGCCTTCGTCACGGGCTGTTTTGGCCATACCTGGATACATGTCGGTGTATTCATGTGTTTCGCCTGAAATAGCTGACTCAAGTGCTTCTATGATATTGGTTGCGGGCAAACCTGTTTCTGGATCACCGCTTCCGCCATTGACCAAATATTCCATGTGACCATGTGCATGACCGGTTTCGCCTTCCGCAGTGTGGCGGAAAATGTTGGCTACATCAGTAGCACCGGCAATGTCAGCCATGTTTGCGAAATATAGATAACGACGATTGGCTTTTGATTCTCCTGCAAATGCTTCTTTCAAACATTCTTCGGTTTTGGTTCCTTTTACTTGCATTTGTTTCTCCTTGAATAAAATTGTGTACTGCAACATGTAATACTATATATGATAGGTAATACTATTGTCAACGCAATTTTAATAGGTTTTTACCGAATATATTTTTATTACAGGAATAGAAAAAATCTAAGACTTATTAATACTCGTCAAAGTTTGTGACAATGAATTCTTTACTTGGTTTAAATTTGTTTTGTGATTGTGATTTTATTTTAGGATCAAATGTAATACTGTATCCATCAAATTTATCTTCATCATATTTAATTCTAATATCCGAAACTTGCCTACCAGTTTGCTTTTCGACTACTGCTACAATAATATTGGTAACAGTATCTGGATTAACTGAAGCAGTCGTTTCAATATCTATATCAAAATTTCTAGTCATATATTTCCTCAATTACTCAAGCTTACTATCGTTTACATAATTCGTCAACGAATTCGAGTAATAGATCCTGTTGACCACCATGCCATTTGTTACGCAGCCAAGAGTACATGGTGTACCAATTTTCTTCTGCTTCGGGATGACAGCCCATGATTCCAATTCTGCCTTGGAATATGGCCATTGGGTCACCGTTGGCGTAGGTAGCGTAGGTTTCAAATTTGGTATTGTCTCCTACTAGGGCACAGCCATCATAGAAGAACATGGTCATGTCTTCGCCGTTCCAGTTCACTTTGATGTCTTTTGCGTGTGGTCTGCGTGTGTCTGTGTTGGGTTGTGTAATGTACTGTACTGCATCTACATCTTTGAGTATGTCAAAGTAATGTGACCCTGCCCAATATGCGCCCATGCAAATACCCAAATATCTGCCGCCGCGGGCTACAAAATCCCGTATTCTTGGAGCATGATGTTTCATCAACCAGTGCCAAGATTCTGAATCCCCGTCGCCGCCCGGAAAAGCCACAATGTCTACATCATCAAAGAAGTTGTCTTCGAGCGGGTGCCAGGTGAACAATTTCAAGTTATAATGGGTGGAAAAAGCCAAAAGCATACCGTTTGCACATTGCACCGAACAGCGGGGCTGATGTATAAACAAAGCAATTGTGGGTTTCATATCTGTATTTAATCGTTTCGTGGTTGTCGCTTTTTAACTTTCATTCCCACATAGGTTCCGCAAAATGCACCAGCGATTGCGGGAATAACCAACCAATGATTTGTGGTATAACTAATAACTGCTGCACTTCCCAATATATAGCAGGCCACGCTCCAAAAGCTCGCACCCAGTACATTGTTATCAGCTACGCATCTTAGATAATAAGTGTAGACAATATCAAGTAAAAATATAGAAAAAAATGTAATAATGGATTCTATTATCATAGTTGAACACTTATTTAATCGAATAATTTACTGGTTACGAGTTCCAGCGACATTCTATCGTTATGTCCGATTTAACTCCAGTATTTGTTATGATCTAGCCTATCCCAATATCGTTTGTTATTGCGATTGATGAAGTTTTTGATTAGATACCAGGCCATTCCAAAATAACCCATTTTTTTAAATCTTCTCGAATCCTGCCCAAAATAATGATCTAGAATTTTGAATTTTTTTGTACTATACATTCTTGAAAGAAAGAAATCTTCAGAGGTTATATAGCGTTCCGAAAACCCACCCAATTCTTCAAATCGACTTCGGCGAGTGAGCATAAACGCACCAACAGCAAATGGACTAAAATACTTGAGAACACTGTTAACAAAGTTAAAAATCATAAAACTCAAATTGGCTCGACTGTTGTCGTCGTAGCAGTATATTTTTGCAGTTATTAAATCTAGATCATAAAATTCTATTTCTTCTACAGCGTCTTGAATTACTGTGTCACTAAAAAAACGTACATCAGAATCTACAAACAAAATGTAAGG